TGCATGAGCTCCGATGGTTTTATTAATCAGGTCCTCAATTATTGAGGCATATTCTTCCGAATAAGCGATATACTGCAACTGGAAATCAATATCGTAAAGGTTCTTTGCAGTGAGCGTTTTCAGGAAGTATTTTTTCGGAGCAATAGAATCCACCCCTCCGTAGAAATTGTAAAACCGAATGACACTGTTTCCCGTTGTGGTGAATACAACCGAACACTCCCTGTTTCCTGATACTCCCATACCTACGGGAGCAAGTATATCAAGTCGTTCGTAACCATCCTGACCAAGCGCAATTCTGTTTAGTAAATATTCGGGAAAGTTCGCACTGATCTCCGCAACAACCCTATCCATTAACTCCGTTACGGTTTCCGCTCCGGTTGTTAGCGTACAAAGCGTTACCGGTATGTCTCCCTGAATGATTAAACTGAATTCCTCTCCCTGTATCACACTATCAATTTCGACCTGAGCCACCGCCCTTGTTTCAGCAATGGGGGGAGTGTATGCCTCAGTGTATTCAGGAACGGTAATGGTACCCCTTTTCGACTTATCAGTAACGACCAAATCCAGTGCTATGTCATTGGTTTTTCTTCTCGGTCTTGCATTGTAACCGCCAACATTGAATACCTCAATCAATTCCTTTCCGGATGATAGTATAACCTGTTTCGCCTCAAAGAATCCCATCGGGTCCTTTGGATTGAGAAAAGGAACTATATCAGGGAAGTATCCGCTCTGTACCGTTGCCAATCGTAGAGCCTCAAAAATACCGTTGCCAATCTCTCTTACTGTCATGAAGTTTTGTATTTGCGTTTACACTCTTTGAGATACAATTCAGTGAACAATTTTTGAAGTCCTTCATCCATCAGTTTTTTATGTGCCGGCAGCAAAAATGGTCTTGCCGGTATATTCCTTTTCTTTGAGCCAAACTCCATGATGGCCGCAATGTTCGCAAGGCTTTCACCCTCCCTGTTTATAGCCTCTCTTTTCAATCCAATGAACACCTGTTTCTTATCCGCAAACGAAGTGATACGGTTGAACATATCCCTTGTGCGCATAAGCATGAGAGAGGAATAACCATGTTTCTTTTTCCAGTTCCGGTATTTGTCTTTGAGGGGGGGCCATTCTGACGGTTGCGATTGAATAACCTTTACAACATATCGCTCCCCTTTGAGGCCGATCTGTTTTAATGCTACTTCGTTCGCACTCTGAATATCAGTTTTCATGCCCTTGATCTGAGCCGCAGCAGCTTTCCAGTCACCTATTTTTTTGATCGAGGCCATTATACATTTTGAACTTGACGAGCGAAGAAAACTTTCAGCATTACATTACGATCTTTTAACTGGCCTATTTGTTGAACCAGTGTGACAAGCATTTCCTCTCCATCTATCTCAATCCGGTCAACCGTCTCGAGCATGAGAACCGATAATACCCCGTTCTCGTCACTGATCAATACCCCTCCGGATTCTCCCGTCACTGATAACAATGCATCAATGTTAAACAGTACATATCCATTTTGTAAATGAGATACTCCCTGGCGAGTTTCCTGTGGTTCGGTTGTTTCCCATTTGATCAATCCCATCAGGTCAAAGCGTTCGTAACTGGAATGCTTGTTTTGATCTGTGTTCATACGGTTCATTGATTCCTGAAAAAGTTTATAAGTGATTTCCTTTTGCAGAAATGTTTCGGAGACATCTCCAATAGCTGACCGTATATCGGTAAAATCCTGATCTGTTAACAGCTTACTCATGGGGTCAAATAGCTAATATCGTCAACCGTTTCAGTGTTTCCGGTATTATCATCCGGAACGAATGAGACAAATGATGGCATTGTGAAAGGAATCTTTTTCTCACAATCAGGTAGATAATACCCCAATGAATAACCATATTTGCAGTATGTAGCTTTGATCTCTGCAATCAGGTCAACAGATTCCATTAACAACTCATTTCCGTCACCGGCTTTGGCGTATTCAAATTCTGCCTCAACTACATCGGCCTTACCTTTTTTGATATGCTTACCACCGGAAGATGAACTACCTCCCACCCCTCCGAGATTGGTTACGATCTTGCGTTTGAGGATAGTGTGAGCGGTTAATTCCGCAACCAACATTCGCCTCAGTCCACGATACGAACTATCTTCCTCAACAATATCATCCGCAAAACGGGTCCATGGTTGTAGATAGTAATACATTTCCTGTTTAAAATCACTGATAAGTTCCGAATTCTGCGGAGTAACCGCAAGGAATGGGAGCCTATTGTAAACCATTTGTTCAACTGTTTTCTGTGGCATATTCCTGAAAATTAAAAAGGTTCACCTAACCATTACAAGCGGGTAGGTGAACCTCAATATTGGACTACGGTTAATTACTCGGTCGGTGCAACTTTTCCCTGAATTTCAGCAACCAGTTTGGGCGCACTTAATAGGTAATCAACTACAGCTGCAATCCCTCTGCCGAGATTGAAGGTTCCGTATTTCATCCATCCCGTATTTGTTGTGAACACTTCTTTCTCCAACGCTTTTTGTATCAATTCTGTGATCTCCGAGCGATTGAGTTCTTTTTTCAGGTTTTCCTCTGCGGCGGGAGCTGGAGCGTTTGATTGATCCGGTTCCTCCACCTGTGCAGATTGAGGGGGTTCTGCATTTTCCTTTTCTGTTACCGGTGCTTCATCTGTCTTTTCATCCAGTGAGCCGGCATCCCCCTCGTCTTTCTGAGTCGGTAAAACCGTTTCCGGTAAAACCTCCCCTACCTGAATTGAAGAATTTGCCTCCTGTGAGCCCTCCGGTTTGATGGGGTCAACGATCTCCCCCCCTACGGTGTTACCACCTGATTCCTCAGTAGGTATTCCGTAATAGGCCTCGAATTCGTTTTTGTCAACCTCAATGATCACTCCCTTTGCAAGTAGCGATTTTAACTCCGGAGAGGATTCCAGTTCTACCGGAGCATCTCTTACGAAAGAGACGCCCAGTACAACCGACCAATATGTTCCTGATGTGTCTTTCAGGCGATAATATTTCTTTTCCATGGGGTAAAATATTAATCAGGGGTTAATTAACCTTGTAGCGATTTGAACGATACATTGATACGGCTATCAATATCCATGTAATCCGGAAATTTGTTGCCTGACCATGCTTTGGATTTGTCCAAGATCAACCGGCCATCCCTGCGGAGAATCGCAAAACCGATATAATCTGAAACGAAGATTTCTTCTTCCTGCGTCTGTGGATTCCTGCGGGTTTCCGTTTTCATGCCTTTCCATTTCAGTTTTGCCATTGCCTTTGTGGGAGCAAGTAACATTAACTGATTTGACGGCATGACATAAACATCTTCCTGTAAGGAAATGATCTTACCCATCAATCCATTGATCTGACCGAGCGTTGTGCCACCGGCAAACCCTTTGAACTGGTCAAGAACATTAATATCCAAACCATCTTCTTCACCGTATAGAATGCGGGTTACCGGTCTCTTTAACCTCTCAAGACGGGAAACTCCCCGTTTGATATCCTTGTATGCGAAGGATGAACCGTTTTCCGTTCCGATAACAGGACATGATTCAGAACCATCGGCCTGTTCACCGTTAACCAGTACGGTCAATGCTTCAACATCGGAGGCAATACTCATATCGGTTCCGACTTCACCAAGGAAATTGAATAACATATCGAGGCTTGACTGGTCAACCAGTTCATCCGTCATTTTGAATCCGATTCCAACTTTGTACAGGGTAGCTGATTTCTGTCCGAATGCTACGGTTCCGAAAGGAATTGATTCCGCCTGTTCAATTTTACGGGGTGTTGCGTTACCTCTTTTGATGAACGGCATTTTGATGTCTCTTGCATTAACGGTTTGCGTAGTGGCAATCCAGTTAGCGTGCAATGAACTGGCCTCGTAATCGGTCCTGATCGCTGCCATGATCATTTCAGGGATGATGAAACGCCATTCCGAATTGATGTCACTGGTATTGTTCAAACCGTCAAATTGAGAGTGACGAATGAGAGCGCCCTGTACAACACTGGAAGTGAGGTTATCGTTTCCGAACCTTTGAGCAACCCGAGCCAGGGTATCAGTTCCCATGAAAATCTCCATCTGTTTGAAATAGGTTTTCATGTCAACGCCGTAAGCGTGTTTCAATGCCTGATCAAACGACAAATCGTATGCAGGGATTGGCAACCCTTTTTTATCCTCTGATCTGCCGAGGCGGGTTTGAATAATTCCTTGAACGAACTCACTGAAAGATTCTTCGTATGCTCCACGAACATCTTTAGGGTCCAATGTTCCGACAAAATCACCTTTCATTACATTACTGTTATGAGTCCGGAGTTTCGCCCATTTTTCTTTTGAAAGTGCCATGTTATTAAAATTAAAGGGTTTACAAAATTATGATAAAATTCCGGCAGCAATGAGTTTTGCCTTCATATCCTCAACCAGTACACGGAGATTTTCTACCGCAACTCTCAATGTATTGAGATCAGCTTTGGAGGCAATATCCGTAGTCGCACCAGTTGTGGTAAATGCGGAAGACTGCGGGTTTGAAGTGTAAGCGGCGAGAGCGGTAGCACCGGCTTTAACCGAAATACCATCCATGATACCAACGGTAATAGAACCATTCTGCGCAGCACCTTTGATTACCAACCCGACCGATGGATTGTTTCCAGTGGCAAGTATGTATTCAGGGATATGGGTAGTGGCGTCTTTGTTCCCGTTCGGGTTAACAAATACTCCCGCATTGATAGTACCACCGATTGCCTTTGCTTTAATAACGGCGGTGAAGAATGTTCTCACTGTAACCCTTGCACCGTTGGCAGCGCCAACAACTACAATACCCAAAGGTATATCACTTGCGGCATCTCTTTTGTCAATCGTGCCATCAGTTTTGAGAGTTACTTCCTGACCTTCGGTTAATGCTGCACCGGAGTCATTGACGAACGAAAACTGCAACGCATCGTGACGAATGTCAGTCATTACTACCGTTGCAGCATTTTGAATTGTTCCAGTCATGTTGCTTGTTTTTAAGGATTAATGATTAAATGATTATTGACGAAATGCCAACGGCATATTGAATTCTACATTACCGGAATTGGAATCCTCCGTAGTTTCAGCAGTGGTCGAACGGAAAGAGACATTGGTGCTTTTGCAGTCCAGGCATACACCGGTAAATTCTTCACCGATTTTCTTCCCGTATTGTTTCAGCATACCATCCAGTAATTTAGAATCCGCTCCCTGAATCGTAGCGAGTACGGCAGCATCTTCGTTCTTTTCACCAACGGCCAGCTTGTAGGCTTTCACGCAAGTTGTGCGCTTGTGTTCCAGTGATTCTTTTCCCACGATAGCGAATGGCAGTATGGCCTCAATAGTGGTATTCTCCCCGATCTTTTTCAATTCTGCGGAGATAGTCTCAACCTTATCCAGTGGAATAAGAGCGGAGAGTTTTGCGACATTGGCCTCGGCTGCGGTTACCTTGTCTTTGGTTGCCTGTAACAGGTCCGCATTGGCTTTCATCGTGGTAAATTCAGGGGTCTTGGTGAATGTATGCTGTTTCAGTAGATCAACTGTGACCGCTTCTTCTGCTACCCCCATTACCGTTGCTAAAAATTTTTGAAGTTCGTTCATTGGTTCTTCATTTTTTGGATTAACAAATAGTGGATTTTCCGTTTTACTGTAATTAATAATTTCTTGTCTGTATAAATTTACCGTCTTTTCGTCACTGAAAACATTTGAGGCAATAAAAAAGCGATTGTCTTTTTTATAGATTCCAGTGAGCGGGTCCTGATCGAACTGATCTGCGCCTACAATGTTTGAGCGATCTATGTTAATGGGGTTACCCTTTTCATCCAACATTTTTGCAAACGGGTCCGCACCATTCCATACCAGTGATGTCTCATAAGCTGCAACCGCATCTACGGCGATTCTGCGCACCATCTTTCCCTCTACCAAACGCCCTATTTGACGCTCAAATTCCCAATCATCCTGATTACCGGATTGATCTTTGAACTCATGAGACGGTTCCCACTCGAAAACGATTGTTACCGAAACACTTTGTATCTGTGGAACAGGATATGAGGCCAACTGTCTGCAAAGATCGGTATGTAACTTGCCATCAATCCATATCGGACCATCTACCCCTGCCGGTATCAATGTTCCATTTACCTTTTTTGCGGGAGAAAAGATCAACTGGCCGTTCGTTCCTACAACATTGGTGACATCCATATTGTGATTCAGGTAAACCGGCTGATAGGATAACAATTGAGGAATCTTTTTGATAACCTTTTCATTGCTGAAATCGGTTGCTTTCCATGTACCTCCCCCGATAATCGTTGCACTGATATGTCGGAACTGGAAAGGAAGAAAGTCCTCCGGTTTGGGCACCGCATTACTCAAATCCCCGCTCACATTCGCCTGTCTGTAAGTATCGGAGAATTTTAACTCCTTGCGAAGTTTTGTTGCCATCAATCCCTGATCTGAGGCATTGAGAATGACTAACGAATTGTCGTTAATCAAAGTGAGAATTCCTATTCTTTTTGTCATTGGAATTAATTATTACTGGTTAAATTACTGCGACAATTCTACCCCTACAATGAGGATGATACGGCGGTTGCTGAATTCCGGAGGCCGACATGGCACTGGAATCCATCCCCTTAAATGTTGCTAAATTGATAATCGTTGCAAATGGTGAAACACTGTTAATACTCTCCGGTCCCGCACTGATCTTTCCAGTGATCTTGCTCACTGCTTGTGGAACCTCAAACTCCATCCCATTCAATGTTTGGCAATATTCGCAAGTATTCTCGTCAACAACCTCAATAACCTCAAATTTCTGTACCCTTGCCTGATTCATGTACTTTATGTTCGCATCATTGCGTAGAGACGATACAGTGGTATCAATTATACGCCTGATCTTCCATGATTCATGTTGCATTAACTCACTGAATTGCTTCTTGAAATCACTGACAAAGCCGGGATTATTACCGAACGGAACACTCCCCTCAATATACCGCTCTCTCATTAACCGGTACACTTTCTTTTTTACATCAGGGTCAGTTATGAATTTCCCAAGGTACATACTGTCAACACTGCAAGCGTGTTCTATTGCCCTGAAATCATTCATGTCGAAAAGTGCTTCCGGTATCGGAGCATCCTTGTAACTGATCGCTTCATTTGAGATCGTGGCACTTTTCGAGAATATCCGTTTGTCCTTGCGGTAGTGAGAATAGATTTTGTCAACATTGTTTTTCGTGACGGTATTCTGCTTGTGGAGATACAAGTTATCCCACCCTCTCAATATTTCGAGATAGACCAGTGCACATACTGATTCAACCTCTAATGACCGATCTTTCAGGGATAGCGTGTGAGCAACCCTGTCAGTAATATCCCGAACCGCTTTTACATAAATTGCATAACTGTCGGCAAAGTAGTGATCGGCATAATGTTGTACGGTTTCATCCCCGAATTCCAACCTTTGATATGTTGGTTCTGCGGTTAATCCATCGCATTCAATGGTGAAGTACGGATACACTGGAACATGAGCCTTTAACTGAGCCTCAAACCTTTGTATCTCCCTGATATTACTCTGTTCATCGGTAACCTCCGGAACCGGTTTCTTCTTATCTTTTTTGTTGGGTTTACCGGTTACTGGGTCCGTTTCCGGATTCATATCTTCGGGTGTGCCATCAGGGGGTGTTGCATCAGGTACGAGATCTTCAACCGGAACGATCTCCTGACCCTGATCGTTATATACTGGTCCTTCCTCTGCGGGTGTTTCGTATTCCAGTTCTTGCGCTCCTGTGGTTTGATCTATAAAACCGGCGTTGCGCTTTTTAATTACATTGCCGATCTTTAAGTTCTCCGCCTGTTGTTCCGCAACCATATCACTGACAAGAGCGGTCTTGCTTTTTACATCGACGAACCCGGGGGAGTAACCCGCTAACCTCAATGCCAGGTAATACATTTCGGAATAGAATGCATCAACTACCTGTTGGTAATCTCTCACTTGGGAGATCATCTTCCGGAGGATAACTCTGCCAAAGGTTTCCGTTGTGGAGTAATTACGGCCGAGCATATTGGGGTCCTGTTTCAAACCGGCGAAGATCATCAGTTGAACGATCTTTACTAATCCCTCTGCACCAGTGACATTCATATTGTTTCCCTGTAAGGTGAATTTATGAGTGTCTTTGAATCCCGCAACCATACCCTTACCGAGATTCTTTTCCAGTTGAGGATACACTTTCGTTTCGAGATAATTAACAAGGCGATCGTAATATTCAGTTTCCGTTTCGGTAACTCCCATCTCAGGCGGGGTAACCTCTGCGGAGAGGAATCCAAGCATTCCTAATTTCTGAATAATAAATTTCAGGTTTGCGGTCATATCCTTTTGAATCAATAACCCCTCAATCGCCGCAATGAAAGGGGGAGTAGGATATGGACCCTCAAATATTCTTCTCCAAGCGATATACTTGTAAGTGATGTTATTCAGTTTTTTCATACCTATGAATGTATCCCCTTGTGCGTACTGGCTTGACATTGCATTGGTATTGATAATTTGATATGGTTCAAAATTATCGCTCTCCAAATCGTAAACGAAATAAATGTATTTTGGTGATACCCTTGCGATCTGTTTAACTCCTGACAAATCAGGGAGCGGGATGATCTCGGCACTGAGAGCGCCATTAATGACCACTTGCGAAATAAGATCACTTTTCAATGATCTTTGACCTCCGGAGTGATGGTACCATTTCTTCTCCTCAGTCCGTAAAAACTTTTTCATTTCCCTTGCCTGATCTGCGGTAACTTCATCGGAGAAAGTTATCTCATGGTCAGTGTTTGCCAACTGGACAATGTTATCCAGTGCATAAGCTACATCAGGATTATATACCGCAAGGTGTTCCATGGTGGAGAACCACTCTCGGGCAAAATCCAGTGTTACCGGTTGTAACTTTGTTGTGGGAACGAACCCTGCAAAGGTAGGCATTGACGATCTTTGACCGTCTGATATAGGCATTGGAACTGTGCCTCCGAACCTTCTTCGTAGAGCCTGATATACATAATTTCCGATTTTCTCACTTATTTTCAT